CTCGGCACCGCCACCAGCGAGACCGCCAAGCGCGCCCCCGAGACCACCGAAGATGGTCGCCATCGAGTCGGCAAGGTTCTTCTGAAGGGTCATCTTCAGGAAGTCACTCGCGATGCTCTCAAGGAAGCTGCGCCAGTCGGCCTTGCCGGTCATCATCGCCTGGTGCAGCGTGTCGATGAAGCCATTGGCCCACTTCTGCTCAAGCTGGCCCATCTGCTGCGTGACATCCTTCCAGTCGTCAGCAAGCTGCTGTAGGGGTGTGCGCATCTTCATTGCCTGCTCTTGAGCCTTGAGCGCGAGCAAGTTCGTCAGCTCCTCTTCGGCCCGCATGATCTGCTTCGAGCGCTCGTCGGAGGTCAGCTTGGCGTCCTCGACGATCTCCTTGCGGCGAACTTCGAACTGCGACCGCATAAGCGTGATCTCTGCCTGGAACGTCGCCTCTTGGCGTTGGCGCTCGGTCGGCAACAGACTGATGTTCAGCTCGTTTGAAGCCTTCTTCAGGTCCGCAGCAAAGTTCTGAAGGTCCGCAATCGCCTGGTCGGAGATGATCCCGCGCGTAGCCTGCTCAAAGTTCTTGAACAGGCCCGAGGTCTCGGGCAGGGTTTGCTTGATCCGCTCGAGCTCTTTTCTGAGCTTGGCGACGCCGGTCGATTCCTTCTCGTAGGTGTCGCCATTGTTGAAGCGGTCAGCCGCCGAGCTGCGAGCCACGGAAACATCGCTCTCGAGCCTGTTGAGCTTCTTCTCGGCGGCGATCTCGAGCTTGCGCTGTTCAAGGCGCGCACGCAGCTCTGCCAGCTCGGAAGCTGTGCCTGCGTCTGCACCCTTGATCTTGCCGCTGCGAATGTCCGCCGTGATCTCTGCCATTGCAGCATCACGAAGACGCTGGAACGAAATCACGCCGTCGGCCAGGTCGTCGAGCTTGATCGAGGCTGCGGCAAGGTCTGCCTTTGCCTGATCGATCATGCTGGAGATCATGTTGCCGACACCGCCCCCGCCAGCACCATCCTTGTTCTTCTTGACGTATTCGGACTCGGTCCCGATCTTCAGGGCCGACGCGAGACCAGCCTCGGCATTGCGCTGCGCGTTCGAAAGAGACTCAAGCTGGCGCTCGTAGCCCTTGTAAAGCGGACTGTCGGCCCCTCCAGCCTGGCTGGACTCGGCATCTTTCAGACTCTTCTCGACGACTGCCTTCTGAGCCTTGATCGCTTCGATTTCAGCTTCAGCATTTTTGGTCGCGAGCGCCTTCGTGAGTGCGACTTCCTGCTTGTAGTAGTCCTCCTTGGAGATCAAGCCCTCTTTAAGACGGCGCTCCAGCTCGGCACGCTGACCCTCGATCAGACGGTTGTTCGCTGCTTTTTCGGCGTTGATGACGCTCTGTACGCGCTGATCGACCATGCGAACCGTATCCTGGATCGCAGTCTCGGTGCCTTGTGCAGAGGCGCTGCCGAGTTCCGCGCTGAGGTCGTCGCGCTCCTTCTTCAGCTTGGCGAGGTCGGCACGAAGCTGATTCATCTTGCTCGGGCTGTACCCAAGCGTGCCAGAGCCGCCAGAGTTGATCTCGCCTTCTTTCTCGCCAATCTGCTTTCCGATGTCGGCGATGCGTTCGCTCATCGTTCGTGCATCTTCGAGCGTGGCGTATCCGTTTTTCACCCGCTGAAGTGCATCTGCCGCCTTGGACGCCGCCTTCTCTGCAGAATTGCCCCACTGGAACCACGCAAAGGCGCCGGCGGTCAGGAGCGTGGTGATCCATCCAATCGGACCCCCGAGCAAGCCAAGCGCGCCGCGAAGAACGGCCATCCTCGAGGTTGTTGCAACGGTAGCCGTTCCAAGCCCGGCCATTGCTGCGGTTGCCGCCGTCGTGTTTGCGCGAAGCGCAGCCATTGCCCCCGTCGAGGTTGCGACAAGGCTCGCCTCCGCAGCTTTGATGCGCACTGCCATGCGTTCGGCAGCCATCGCGCGCTCAAAGTAAGCCGTAGCAAGCGCACGCTGGGTTGCTACCTCTGCTGCAGAGGCAACGCGCCCATCTGCAAGGCGTCTTGTCGTCGCGATCTGGTTTGCCGCGTGATACCGGACACGATATGCGTTGCCCTCTGCCTCGAGTGCGGCCCACTTTGCGCGGTTCTGCGCAAGCTCCGCTGCGGCTGCAGATGCGTTCTGGGCAATGCGCTGTGCGTTCGCCCGCGCTTCTTCCATGATGACGCGGCGCTTGTTGGCGATTTCCTGGTTGGCGTTCGCGCTGGCGATCATCACCCGCTCTTGCTCTGCACCGATCAGCGCCTTGACTCCGCCGATATACGTGGTCAAGAACCCACCGTAAGCGGCTTTCATGGAGTTGATCATGCTGAACAGCTTGGTCCCGCCCCAGACAGCCAGCGCAACCCTACCCAGCGTGCCGAGTTCGCTTGAGTATGTGCGAACAAGCCCGACCAGATCGGCGACCCCACGAACTGCCCCGGCAAGTCCCTCAGAGAGTTCGTGGGCGAACGTCTTTGCTTGCCCTGAACTCAGGGCTTCGTTGATCACCTTGAGCTGATTGACGACCTCCGTGAGGAATCCGCCGCTCTGCCCGACCTCGTTGGCAAAGATCGTCCAGCCCGTCTTGAGCTTCTCGATCTGACCGACGTAGGTGTCCATCATCTTGAGCGCTGCGCCATCGTTCTCGACCTTCAGAACGGCAAACATGCGCTCAAGCGCGGAAGTTGCCTCGACAGTGCCTCTGGAGATTTTATCGACCAGCTCGCCCATCGTCAGGCCGGTGCCCTGGGCCATCGCGCGCATGGCAGTAGGCATGGCTTCGCCGAGCTGCTGACGAAGTTCTTCCATGCTGATCACGCCCTTACCCGTCATCTGCTGGATTGCAACCGACGCGCGGTGCAGATGCTCGGAGGTGCCCCCGAAGCGGGCAAGGGAGTCGATCAGGGTCTGTAGCGAACCGGATGCCGGGTCGAGACCGGCGATCTTCAGCTTGACGAAGGCGTCGCTGATTGCCTTCACTTCAAACGGCGCGTTCTGAGCGATGTTGAAGACGAACTTGGTGCTCGCGAGCGCCTCTTGCTGGCGTGCCGCCTCGGTGGTCTCCTTGCTGAGACCTTCCATGAGCTTCGTCAGTCGCTCGACTTCACCCGAAGAGCGCAGGATCGCCTTCGGGAGCTGAAGGAACACGTCATGGATGTCCATCATCGCAAAGCGGACGGACGCCAAGGTCATGACCGTGTGGCGTAGCTTGGTGGTAAAGGAGTTGAAGTGGTTCTCGACGCCGCGAATCCCTGTGGCGGTTACGTCCAGGTTTCGCCTCAGTTCCGAGAGAAGGCGATTGGCATTGCGAACCGTGACTGAGAAGTCTCGATCATCGAGCCGTAGGTTGATCGAAATATCGCCGTCACTCATCTCTGCCTGTCCTTACAACATTGCCGCGAGTGCCCTTAGCGCCTCGAAGCCTTCGTGATCACGTTCCGCATCAAGCGGGCTTTCCTGTCCTTTTCCTGCCGTTTTCCAGGGCTCCCCAAGCTCAATCGCCAGTGACTTCTTCACCTGATCGCCATACTCCCCGCCGTGGCTGGCTTGCTGCACTGTCAGGGCGCGCAGGTCACTTTCGGCAAGCACCCGGCCCACGTTGTAGTTCATGAGCCAGAATGCGCGAATCGGGAGGCTCATGACCTCCCGATAACCCATGCCGTAGTGATGCGAGACCCGGCAGAACGCAAACCCGAAGTCGATTTCCTCGACGGGGCTTTTTACTTTCCCGGCTGTTCGCCTTCGGTTGCCGGCGCCGGCTCGGTGCCGTCGAAGTCGCCACGCAGGAACTGAACGATGGTGGTGAGCTGATCCAGCGAGAGCTTCTTCAGGGTGTCGCGCTCGATGGCAGGGACAGAGCGCATGGTCATCTCGATTGCGGCTTCCATCTGGTCTGCCAGGGAAGCGTCGCTGCCGAGCTTCTCAGCGGCCTTGGTCGTTTCGATGAAGTTCTCGACCGTCATCTCTTCGACGGCGTACTCGCGCCCGCCAAGGGTGATGGTGCGGTTGGTCTTGACGAGAGCGTCCAGGTTCAGAGTTTTCATGGTGTTTCCTTGGGTTCAGTAAGGCGGGGATTACTCCCCGCCTTGATCATGTCACGAGTGACTTATCAGCGACCGCCGACCTTGAACAGGCGTTTGGTTACCGGGTCCGGGTAGCCAGAGAACTCGACCGAGAAAACGCGCTCGTCGTCGATCTTGTAGGCGTAGGTGAGCGCACCAGCGGTGCCGGCCAGCGGGATGATGAAGTCTTCCGACAGGTCGCTGTCGGCCTTGTTCGCCGGGTGCAGACGCAGCTCCTTGGCGATGGACAGAAGATCCATGCCAATGCCGGTCGTCACATCCACGATCTTCGCGGTCGGCTCGGTGCCGCCAGCCAGGGTCGCGCCAGAGAGGGTGACCTTGGCGCCAGCGGTGCCCGCGTTCAGGGTGAAGGTGTTGCCTTCGGTGCCCTTCATGCCTTCGGTGCCGTAGATCAGCGCCGAGCCATACTTCACGGTCACGACGGCCGTCGCGACGGAGTAGGTCGCAGCGGCAACGCGCGGGTCCATCGAAGCGTTCAGCTTGGCGGCCAGGTTGGTTGCAGTGTTGGCAGCAGCGGCGCCGATCAGAACGTCGTACTCGAGCGGCGCAGTGCCGGTGCGGAAGGTGTAGGTCGCGCCATTGACAAGAATCGTGTCGTTGGCGGTCGGGTTGGTGGTGACGGTGATCGTGCCCGAGGCGACGGTGCCGCCCGTGGAGGTCATCGTTGCGCCCGGCATGATCGCGACCATGTTTTCCAGGGTCGTTTCGGCCAGCGGCGCCTTGACCTTGCACTCGCGGCCCATGATGAGCTGGTTGATAGCGGTCTTGCCGAACTGATCGACGCTGACCTCATAGGTTTCGGTCGAAACCGACACTTCGACGCCGCCCTTCGTGTAACCGAGATCGACGCCGCCGAAGAAAAGCTGGCATACGCCGAGCTTAACGTTGCGGGTATTGCTTGCCATGCAGAACAACTCCTTTGCAAAGGTTGTTTGTGTATGTCACGAATGACTTACTCGACTATAACATAAGTGGCCTCGAAAATCACGAGGAACTCCACCATGCTGCCTTCCGAGACAGGAAAGGACACGGGCTCGGTAAGCGGGCGCACGTGCCTCACTTCGAGACCCGAAATTTCGACATCATTGAAGGTCAGCGCCTCCATGACTCGCTGCGCAAGTGCGCTCGCTTCCTTGTAGTTCTTGCCGCGCACCGCAGCGTTGAATTTCGTCTTCCGGTATCCGGGCAGCTCGTAGTCAATCGGCGTGCCCACATACGGCGGACGCAACAAGACGCCAACCGACGCCTCGACCGGCATGTGATTGATGAAGATGGTTTGCCCCATCCTGCCGACCCCTTCGTCCTGGAGTCGTTCGGCGATCATTTCCAGATTCATTGCGTTGCCCTTCTGACGATGTTTCTGGCGCGGTTCAGCAGCGCCTCCCTGTGATCTCGCACTGCGCGGGCGAGATACCGACCGCCTGCCTGCGGACCTTTCGCGACCGTTCCTGCCCGCGCGTCGTAGCCCTTCTCCCCTGCCGCTGCGCGGCCATGCGGTCGCAGGTAGCGCTCCATAAGCTCGGCGTAGTCGCCGACCGTCTTGTTGGTCGGCTTGTGGTTCGGGTTCGAGTTGATGTACGGCGCGCTCGGATCAACGCGAATCGTCACCGCAAGGCGGCCATTCTTGCCCGTGTAGTCGAAGTCGATCTCGAGCGCCTGCTCCAGGCTCCCTGTGTCGCGCGGGGCGTTGGCGATGGCGTCTCGCAACATCACTTCGGCGTAGTAGCGCATCGCGTCCGAGACGCCCTTGACCGCCCTCTTCCCGACCTGCTCGATGCGGGCGGTGATTCCGACCACGTCGCACCGGACGCGGGTTTGGTTACTGCTCAAGGGCCGCCTCGACCTGGAAGTGATCCAGCCGGCCAGCGACGGAGAACCGCAGCCGCTTTCCTGTCACGCGCAGCTTGACGCCGTGAATCTCGATGAGGTCGTCGATCTCGACCTTGGATGTCGGCCTCATCAGCAGCACGGCATGCCCGCTGCGCTCTTCGGCACCACCGCGTGTTGCGCCACTATCGACGCGAACCGTGGTGTTGCCCTGCCCTGTCTCCAGCTTGACCACGCCGCATCGCTCGGGGATGCGCGCGCCCTCGATCTTGTCGCCGTAGAGGTTGTGCCCGCCGCGCTTGATCAGCACGCACTTCACGCCATAGATGACCATTGCCTTACTCCTTGTGTGCGATTGCTGACGAGTAGGGTCGAACAACCGTTGCTGACGAGTTGGGATGGAACAGGTCATCACGCACGTCGTCGTAGCTCTCGTATCCGGGCGTCGTGCCGGTTATTGAGATGATCAGGTTCGTGTCGCCCACGCGTGCCAGGTCGAAACCCAATTTCGCGATGGCGAACATCTGGGTTTCGACGCAGGTAATGACGAGGTGGTGGCGAATCAAGGCGCGCACGAAGGCGTCCGACACACGCTTGCGACCGATTCGATCTGCCTGACTGAAGGAGAAGTCGCTCACCCGCCCGTACTTGACCTTGATGATTGCCCCGATCCGACTCATGCCGCTCGAGGACTGGGTCAGATTGACCATGTGGGCGAATTTTCGAAGCTCGTGCTCCGCAGCCCTGCAGTCGCGAGCGAGACACGCGCGCAAAGCAGCTTGCAGGTCGTCCAAGGCGTCTTGCAGATGCTCGTCAAGGTCGCGCAGCTCAGGATCGCTCAGAGGGCGCGAGGCGGTCTTCAGCGCGTCGTCCCGAAGCTCTCGGGTATGCGCTTTTACCTGCTCGACCATGCCCGCGAGAAAGGCGCGCGAGAGCTGCTCGAGACTGCGCCTGAATTGCGTTCGCACCTTTGGAGATGTCGGGTCCGTCGAGTCGAGCGCCTTTGCAAAGTGACCGACGATGGCGGTCAGCAGCGTGCGGTATTGCTCCGCGCACTGCCCCGAGATCGCATCGAGCTTTGCCTGGTGCATCACCTTAGCCGCGTCCCACCCTGCTGCCGCCGATCAGGTAGCGTGAGACTTCCTTCAGGGCACGCTTGCAGACGGCGCCCTCGTAGGGCTTACTGGTGCGGAAGAACTGACTTGACTCGCCGATGGTCGCGCTCATGATGCCCGAGCGACGGATTTCGCCCACCTCATCGCCGCCAAGCAGGAAGTCCGCCTCAAGAATCTGTGCGCGACGCAGGCACGCCAGATACTCGGTAGGAAGCGTCGCAAGCTGATCGGCGTTGAGCTTCGTGATGTCGCTCGAGCCCCACTCGGCGGGCGTGATGACGCGCGTCAGTGCGTCTGTTTCCTCGTGAATGTAGCGCAGGCGTAATTTGCCGAAATTGCGATATGCCGCCGTCAGCGCATTGGTGCGTTCGCTCTTGCCAGCTTGGTTCCAGCCAGGCAGGTTCGGCAGCTCGCAACCGATCAGCGCGGCAGCCGAGTAGCTCTGAAACGAATTGACCCCCGGCACCAGCGTCGCGAATGCCTCGATCACGTACTCGGTCGTGATCAGGCTCGTTCCGCCCTCCGTGGTCACATACAGCTCAACCGTCCGCAGTCCGCGCAACAGGGCGCCAAGCTGATTGAGCGAGGCTGGGATCGAAATCACCACCTCGGTGTCGCCCTCGGTGAAGCCCTGCAGCGTGGTCTTGGCGACCAGCTCGGTCTCTTCCTGGTCGATGACCCGATACGATATGGCAGAGGCAGCAAGCTCCCCGCCCACTGCATCAATCAGGGGAACCGTCAGAGCTACGTCGTGACCGCCAAGATACGCTTGCATGAGCTTATGCCTTCTCGGAGGTCACAACGTCGGGCTGGCCTTCAGGGAAGGTCTGCACTTCCGGCTCTGCGGGAGCCTGCTTGGCGAGCACACCCATGATGATCTTGCCAATCGAGGTGCCCTTGATACCCAGCGGCTGAGCGATGTCGCGCAGCGCAGCAATGCCGCCCTTGTCCGCGATGGCCTCGAGCTGCTCCTTGGTGTAGGCGCCGGCCGGCAGCGCTTGGGCTTTCTGCTCTTCCTGACCTACCTCTGCCGGCGTGCCTTGTGCCTCCAGCTCGGCCAGGGTCGGCAGATTGACGGTCACGGCTTCCATGTTCAGCGCAGACTGGAAGTGCGCGTTGTCACCCAGCTCCTGACCGTCTTCCGCGTTCTCGACCGTGGTGATCGAAGCGAAGAAGCGGGCCTGCGCGGGCGAGACCGGATAGAGCGAGACGCCGTCCTTGAACTCAACGTCGCCAAAGAGACCGTTCATGGCGTGGTAGCCATTACCTACGAGACGAATTTTCATGTGATTTTCTCCTGCTTGTTAGCAAAAAGGGCAGGCATTTTCTGCCTGCCCTTCTAGGTCACGAGTGACTTACGCGATTAGGCGTTGGTGATGCCCGACAGGCGAGCGAGCGACTTGGTGCTCTTCAGAGCCAGGCCGCAGTACCACTTCACGCGGATACGCTGAGCATCCTTGTTCTGCACCGTGCCGATGTCTTCGACGCGCAGACCGGCCGAGTCACCGCCGTACAGACCGTGCAGGCCATCGGCTTCGTTCAGACGCATCGCGTAGATCGAGCACAGGTTGGTGCCAGCGCCAGCGGTTTCGTTGCCCGGCAGGAAGTCATTGACGATGACCGGCACGCCGTTGTGATGCAGCATCGGGCGACCGAAGTCTTCGTTCATGTAATCGACCGCAGTGTTGCCACCGGCAGCGCGAAGCAGCGAGCGGAAGGCACGGACGGTGCCACGACGCATCATGATGACGTCGGCGCCGTTCGGCACTTGGTCGATCAGTTGGTCGAGCATCGACAGGGTCAGCGCAGCGCCGTTGGTGCCAGCGAGCAGGGTTTGGCTTGCGGCCACGAGCTTCGAGATGCCGTTGAACGACTTGGTGTCGGCAACTTCGTCGCCCTGAGCCAGGGTCTTGTGATACAGGCGGCCGACGGCCTTGGCCTTCTTGGCGATCTGCACAGCGAGTTGGTCGTTGCTGTCGGACTCGGTTTCCTGAAGGAACTTGTCCACATCAACGTCACCAGCCAGGATACGCAGCTTGGCAACCACTTCCACGAACGAGGTCGCGCCTTCCACGACGGTATCGTTCGGGTTCAGGAAGGTCGGCATACCAGCGCCGGAGGTGATGTTGTTGCCCGCACCTTCGTCTTCGCGGTTGTAGACGTAGGCTTTGGAATTGACACGAACGAACGGCAGCACGGCGAACAGGTCGTCGCGCTCGATGATTTCGTCGATCACGCCACCCACGAGGGTGTTGTTCGACAGCTTGTCAGCTTCTACTTTCAGCAGCGGCATTCAGTGCTCCTTTGAGATGAGATTTCAACCAAACACATGTTTAGGCCGACTTGTCTCAGTTCTCTTAGAGCAGTCACACCAACGGTAGGAATATATCACAGGTGACTTACTTATGCAAGCCACCTGTGAGGTCGAGATTACTTCTTAAGACCGCCCTTATCGAGCGCCTGCGAGATGCGGGAAACGCCACGCGGCTGCTCGAACTTCTGCGCCGGGGGCTCCTTGCCGGTGGTCTTGCTGCCGGCGCCTGCCTTCATCTTGCTCTTGAGAATTTGGTCGCGATCCGGGTCCGAATCGACGATCTTCTTCAGGGCATCCTCGAAGTGCAGCGGGTCACCCTTGGCATCGACCAGCATGGTGCGCTCGCCGGCGCCTGCGGGCTTGTCGAAGGCGACGATCTGGCCGTCCTTGAACTCGAAATGCGAACCGTAGAAGACGCGAACCTTCGATGTCGGCAGCGTCAGGTCTTCCTTGATGAACGGGCTCGATGCGAACGCGTTGCCCACGGT